GGCAAATAATCTAACGGTTGGTCGTAACAGTTCTAACATTGTTAATGCAGCTGCGGATCTTACCGTGGCTACAGAAGGTGCTGGATTTACTTTGGTTTATTCAGGTGACGCAACAGTTGGATGGACATTTAGGGATAAATAATGGCTACATATGAAGCAACAAAATATAATTTTACAAGTAATAGTTTAACGGGTTCACTTGTTGTCGCAACCGGTACGATTGTGTCATGGACAGTTTCAACTGCTCCAACAGGATATTTGGAATGTGATGGAGCGGCTGTATCAAGAAGCACTTATTCTGCTTTATTTGCAGTCATTGGTACGACTTATGGAGCCGGTGATGGTTCAAGCACATTTGCTTTACCTGACTTGAAGGATCGAGTTGTATACGGTAAATCAAGCAGTGTGTCATTAGCATCTACTGGTGGTGCAGCAACAGTGACTCCTTCAGGAACTAATGCTGGAACTGCTCTTTCTGAGTCTCAATTACCTGCCCACAATCACACAACGACCATCACTTTTACTAATGGCACAACTTCATTAAGTTCATCCACACGACTTGCGGGTGGTGGTGCGACCACATTAGGAACACAAACTTATGATACCGATAATACGGGTAGTGGTGCGACACATACACATACATTTTCTGGTGACGCACAGTCCACTCTTCAACCGTATTTATGTCTTAAATTTATGATTAAAATTTAGGAGACTACATGCCATTAATTAAAGTCCCTTTTAGGCCAGGTTTTAACAAACAAATCTCAGAATCTGTTGCTGAAAGCACTTGGGTGGATGGTGATTTTGTTAGATTTAGATATGGTGAGCCTGAAAAAATAGGTGGCTGGCAAAAAACTACTGCAGACACTTTAGTAGGAGTAACCCGTGACATACACAATTGGGCAGATTTAGATGGTACAAGATATCTTGCTGTGGCATCACATAGATTGTTAGCAATTTATTTAGGTGGTGTTTATTACGACATTACTCCTTTGGATACTGCATTAACCTCATGCACTTTAACCACAAGCAATGGTTCAGCAACTCTGACTGTTAACAAAGTTGCTCATCAACTACAAGCCGGTGACTTGTTTACTTTTAGTGGCATGACCATACCAGGTAGTGGCACAGGCTTTGTGGACGCTGATTTTACGACTAACACTTTTGAAGTACAAAGTGCAACAGCAGATACTTTCACTGTGACCATGGCTAGCAATGAATCAGGTTCTGGACTGACAGCAGGAGGGGCAGCGACTGTCAGTCCTTATGTAAAGCCTGGTCCTGTTGATGCGACACCTGCTTTTGGTTGGGGTGTAGCACAATGGGGTGGTCAAACAATTTCTTTAACAAAAAATGATTTAGATGGTGCATTGGGTGATAATACCGCAGGTACAGGAGGGTCAGGCACGAGTGTGACATTGACCTCTACTTCTGGTTTTAGTTCTTCCGGTCATATATTAGTGGGCTCTGAACTTATCACTTATACAGGTATTTCTAGTAATGATTTAACCGGCATTACTAGAGGTGCTTTAGGATCAACTCGTGCAGCTCACAGTGACGCAGCAGTGGTAACGGATGCCACAAACTTTGTTGCTTGGAACAAAGCAGCCTCTGCAACCGATGTAACTCTGGAGCCAGCAAATTGGTCATTAGATAATTTTGGCACGGTGCTTATTGCTACGATAAAAAATGGTAAATCATTTGAATGGAGTCCAAGTAGTGGTGTAACCACAAGAGCAACTGCCATAAGTAACAACCCGACAGCCACTGTGTTAACTTTAGTTTCTGGGCGTGATCGACATTTAATACACTTTGGCACTGAAACAACTATAGGCACAAAATCCACGCAAGACAGAATGTTTATTAGATTTAGTGATCAAGAAGACAGGACTGATTTTACACCTGTGTCTACCAACACCGCAGGTACTTTTAGATTAGATTCTGGCACTAAAATAGAAGGTGCGGTCAGAGGTAAAGACTATATTTTAATTTTAACTGACGTGTCCGCCTACATCATGCAGTTTGTGGGGCCGCCATTTACTTTTTCTATTCAACAAGTGGGTTCAAACTGTGGTTTGATTGGACAACATGCAATCGTACATGTGGATGGTGTTGTTTATTGGATGGGGCAAGGTGGTGGTTTTTATGCTTACGACGGTACAGTCAAACGCATACCTTGCAGTGTAGAAGACTTTGTTTTTAGTAATGTAAACTCTGAGGATTTAGGACTCAACTATGATGCAGGTGAAATAATTTACTGTAATTACAATTCTCTATTTACTGAAATTAACTGGTTTTACCCAAAAGCAGGTTCATCTCAAATAGACCGTTGTGTTACTTACAACTATAGAGAAAACGTTTGGACGACCAGTAGTTTGGCTAGATCTGTATATTTAGATAAAACATTATTTGAAAAGCCATTGGCGTCTGAGTTTACCACAAGCGCCACACCAACTTTTCCAACCATACAAGGGGTAAGCACAACTAATGGTGCATCGCAGGTTTACGAGCATGAAGTAGGTGTCAATCAAGCTGATCAAAACGGTAATGCTTTTGCTAGTATTGATGCGTTTATTGAGTCTGGTGACTTTGCTTTTGTTGACGGAGGAGAAGGTGAATTTCTTATGAAGATAAAAAGATTTATACCAGACTTTAAAGTCATCAGTGGTAATGCCACAGTCACCCTAAAAATAAAAGACTTTCCAAGTGAAACAAAAGCAAGTTCCTTACTTGGACCCTTTACGGTAAACTCATCGACGACAAAAATAGATACTAGAACACGAGGTAGATTAGTGGCGTTGAGAATAGAAAATACTACAACTGATGAAAACTGGCGTTTTGGTTCATTCAGAGCAGATGTGCAACCTGATGGTAGAAGGTAATGACTATTAAAAAAAGAGACCCAAAAAAAGGCACCGGTAAAAAACCAAAAGGTAGTGACCGTCGACTATATACGGATGAAAACCCTAAGGATACCGTTAAAATAAAATTTGCAACACCTGCTGATGCACGAGCTACAGTTGCTAAAGTAAAGAGAATTAATAAGCCTTATGCACGAAAAATACAAATTTTGACAGTAATGGAGCAACGAGCTAAAGTTATGAATAAAACTCAAGTAGTGGCAATTGCTAAAAAAGGCAAAGAAGCTATTCGTAAGCAAAGAGGTGTAAAACGTGGCTAAAGTTATCGTAACTATTCCAGAACCAAAACCAGAATATGATGTTAGTAATCAAAGACAGATACTTGAGGCTTTGGACACTTTAAAAAACCAACTTAATTTTTCTTTTCAAACTGATTTTAAAAACGAGCAAGATACGTTTAACTGGTTTATTTCATGACAATACAATACAAAAATGCAGGTTTTAATTTAAGCTCAACTGGTACGACTACAGTGTTAACTGCACCGTCAAATGCAAGATGTCTAGTTAAACAGATACAAGCTCATAATGGCTCAACGGGTGCAGTAAATTTAGCCACGCAGGTAACTGATAGTAGCGCCACTGCAACTTTTAGAATAGACAATGCCTCTTTAGCAGCCAATACCACACGACAGATAATCTCACATACCTTAGTATTAGAAGAGGGTGATGCCATAAAGCTTACTGCTGGCACAGCTAATGAGATTCAAGGTATCATATCCTACGCACAAATCGACCGTTCTCAAGAAAACGGGTAACTTGCAATTTAACAATTTGTCCTTAAAATAAGCCTATGATTACCATAAAGTGTGAATCACAAACAAAAATAACCAATAAAAAATCTGGTCTTGAATACGAATCAGAAGAACAGGCACAAGAAGATGTAAACGATCCTAGCACTTCTACCAAAGAAGAAGATATACAAAGGGATGTCACTATCATTGTGCCAAAGATGGACTTATTTGGGGAGACGAATGAGTGAGCCAAAAGGTGGCACTGAATTACAACTAGAGTTTCTACAAAAGCATGTTGACAGTGAGTTATTAAGTCATTTTCAAATTTGCACATCAATACCAGGCAAAGTTCCTATAGACCCAGACAAGATAAATATTTTGTGGCAGAAAAACAATTACAATCAACCTAATATACAACCTTGGTTTAGTGATAAAAAGAATCATGATCAATATGACTGGTATATATTTAATTCTCATTGGAGTTTAGAGAAATACCGCATGATGTATAATCTGCCTCATAATAAATGTCATGTGATAAAAAACGCTATTGAGTATTTTCCAAAGCGAAAACCCTATCAAGAAGGCGATACTTTAAGGCTCATCTTTCAACCCACACCGTGGCGGGGGTTGAATGTATTGTTAGGAGCTATGGATCTTTTGCAAGGTGAGAATGTAGAACTGGATGTTTATAGTAGCTGTGACTTATATGGCAGTGAGTTTGCACAAGATAATGACGACGATTGGAAAGCCTTGTATGAGCAAGCCAAAGCATTACCTAATGTAAACTATATAGGCAATCGTCCCAATGATTTTATTTTAAGTAAACTTACTAACTATCACATGTTTGCCTATCCATGTATTTGGGAAGAGACTTCTTGCATATCAGCGATTGAATGTATGTCAGCAGGACTATTTACCATCACCACAAACTATGGGGCTTTATTTGAGACTTGTGCTGATTTTCCGGTCTATGTAAATTACACAAAAGATTATAAAAAATTAGCCCGTCAGTTCGCCCATGCAATCAAACAGTCGATGTGTCAACTACACAAAGAGCACATTCAAAATCATTTAAATTTACAACAAGCTTACATGAAATACTTTTATGATTGGCAAAAAAGAAAAATTCAATGGACAAACTTTTTGACTGGAGCTAAAGGTGTCAAAACTACAAATCAATAGATTTTATTATAATCCTTTACCAAAAAATTTAACCTTAGCAGAAAGTGATATTGATGGGCATGGTATTTTTGCAAAGACAGACATAGGTAAAAATGT